CTCTGAATAACAAAGTAGAGTTCCTTCACGGGGTTGTCAAAGTCTAACTTGAACTTTCCCGTATTAACACCGGCGTTTACGTCGAATACATTCTGTTGAATCTGTGTTATGAGGTAATCTCTCTTCATTTTTTGAAATTTAATTCGTTCTTCACAATCGATGAATACAAGTTCTGTACAGAGTTGAAATTCTTTAATTTTGAGTGTTTCATTTAGTGTGATATACGTACCATCACCCTTAATCACCAAATCTTGTACATCTCTCAGTTTAAATTCCACTTCGACTTCCTGTTTCGTGATAGCACACAGGGGTATGGCAAGTTCTGGATGATTATAAAAATAGAAGGGAATATCTATGAAAAAGGTCTCATCAGTGTTTAATCCTAACGTATCATGTATGATGATACCTGTATTACCCCCACCCCCTGATATCACTTCACCCACCTTTTTATCAGTCGTTCGTAATGGATACTTACCTATAAGTTGTTCGAGTGCCTTTTGTTTTGTTTGTGTGACGTTATGTTCTGAATATATCTGAAGGTAATCACTCGTTATACGCTGTATAACCTTCCCACCGATTATCAATTCTACATGTTCGATCAAAGCATGTGCGACAGATTCTATATACATCGTGGTACTCGTTAGAATTTCCGGAAGTGTACACTTCACACTGATAGTTTTCAGAATATCTCCCTGATTCTGTGGAATCTTAAATCTAACTTTTTTTCCAAAATCGGCTCCATTTTCCGAGTCTATATCGACATATTCCCTGGAAAAATTCGAATGCCTCTTGAAACTCTCGATGAAATGACTGTAGTCTGGATCTAAAGTGAAAAATTCCTCTTGAGGTCCAGTTGCCATTAGTTGAATTTGCCCAGCCATTACTACTATATCCATCTAAAATTTTAATCCAGCTAAACCACTATTAATACGCAAAACGTTATAATTTATAGCATAAATACGTGTTGTACTGTCAAATGATGTATATGCGGGTGGCACTGCGATTTCAATTGTGAACAGTTTATGTGATATACGACTCATATTGACTTGTCCGGTTGGATGTGGAGATTCGGGATGTAATGCAAATGAGTATACACCGAATGTGGAGGGACCCAATTTTGGAAGTACCCCATTAAACGGTTGTGTTGTATTCACTAAAGCGGATGGTACATTCACATGATGTTTAAGTGCTTGTTCGTATTCTAAGAACAATCCCCCCCTGTTAAATACAATTTCATTATTAAATCTCAATTCTGCGTTTACTATACCGTTGTACCAGTTTGATACGTTGGTGAGATAAGCAACATCATTTTGTGATGTGAATAATAACTCTTTCACGGGATGTTGAAAGTTTAACATGACACTTTTCTTATTTTCACCGGCTTTCATGACAAATTTAGACATTTGAACTTGTGTGATGACATAATCGAGTGGTCGGGTCATGAGAAAGTTTCTTTCTTCTTCTGTCAAATACACAAACTCGGTATCAAGTGAGAACTTTAAGATTGAAGCGGACGCATCAGCGTATGAATCACCCGGATCTGTGCTACTCACGTTTCGAACGAGATCTAAAATTGGTTTTAGTTTAATTCTCACCTCTACGACTTGTTTTTGAAGTGCACACGTCGGTATGGCCAGAGATGGGTTCCTGTAAAAATAGAAAGGAATATCCAGGAAATACGTATACGGATCCGCATAACTTAGATAATTACCATGTCCATTAAGAAAGTACAGCGTCTGTTCGATGTCGTCATTCGTATTATGAAGTTGTTGATGCATGTAGATGTACTCTCCTGTAATTCGTTGAATGGGTTGTCCACCTATTAAAAGTTCTGCGTAGTCTATCATATGAGTAATTATAGACGGTGACCATACCATATCGTTTTCATCACCGTCATCTGGTTTGGGATCACTCAGTGTAACCTTCAGTGTAACATTTTTAATCAAATCACCTTTATCACCGGGTATCGTACATATGACAGTCTTATCAAAATCTATGTCCCCATCGAATTGACTCTCAACATAATCAAAAGCAAATTTAGAGTGACGTTTGAAATTTGTTAGAAAGTATGAAAACTGTGGTTCACCTGTGAGCCATTCATCTTGGACCCCGGTGGCGGCAAGTCTCAGACGACCAGCCATTCCTACTGTATATGAGTAAAATTTTGTTAAATAAAACGAGACAGTACATTAGAATGAATCTTCAATTGAGGAAATTCAAACCCGAGACGATCACAGATGACAGGGTATGTGTTTTCATAGGTAAGCGTAACACCGGTAAATCAACTCTGGTGAAAGATATCATGTATCATAAGAAACACCTCCCAGCGGGTATTGTACTCTCAGGAACAGAAGAGGGTAATCATTTTTACTCTGAGTTTATCCCTGACTTGTTTGTATATGGCGACTATGACAGGGATGCTATAGAAAGGGTTATGGCTCGACAACGTAAATTAGTGGGTGCGGGTAAGAAAAATTGTGGAGCCTTCATGCTTCTGGATGACTGTATGTATGACTCAAAGTTTCTAAAAGACACATGTATCAGACAGTGCTTCATGAACGGTCGTCATTGGAAGATCTTCTTTATGTTGACAATGCAATATGTGATGGACTTACCACCGGCACTACGAGCCAACGTGGATTATGTGTTTATTCTCAGGGAGAACATTATCCAGAACAGAGAAAAGTTATACAAATCCTTCTTTGGTATCTTTCCTTCTTTCGATATGTTTTGTAAAGTGATGGACGCCTGTACAGAGAACTACGAATGTCTCGTGTTAGATAATACAGTAAAATCTAACAAGATTCAGGATTGTGTATTTTGGTACAAAGCAACGGTTAGGAAGGGTTTCAGGGTCGGTGGTCCAGATTTATGGAGATTGCACCAGAAGATGTACAACCCCAAACATCAGCAGCAGAAGGAAGATGATGCTAAGAAGGCGACTAAGAAAACAAACCTCAAGATCACAAAGACTAAGTAAGTGCGTCTCGATAATTGTTCAAAAAACTATGGGTATATTAAATGGCTTCAGATCGAGTGTATACCATGAATCTTTCAGATGACGGAGAAGGAATGGTTCCCATTAGTCAGAATCAGTCCACATCTTTTATAAAAAACGAAGCGCAAATTCAACCCGAAAAAAATGTGAGTCAAAGTAAAGAGACGATGGATTCTACTCCCATTAACGATATCATGATGGAACCCCCTATGATGACCGATGAACCCAAGATGCAGGGTATGATGCCCCAGATGACTGCCCCCCAGCCTCAGGGAATGCATGCGCAACAGGCTGAGAAGCCCGCCAGTAAGAACCCTATGAATCTCACCGACGAACAAATGACCGCTCTTCTTGTTGCGGTGTGCACAGGTCTTGCGGTGAGCAAGCCTGTCCAGGACAAATTGGCGACTTCTATCCCCAAGTTCCTTAACGAACAAGGGGGTAGGAGTATGGTTGGCCTCGCGACTACTGGTGTAGTAGCTGCGATCGTCTTCTATTTCATGAAGGACTATGTAGTTAAGCCTTAAACAGGCCTTTCCCAACCCATATTACTATAAATAGAATTATCAATTCCAGAATAATACGTACCCAAAGCACCGATAGCAAACGTTCCCGCTAACAAGGCACTCAATTTAAGTTTCTTGTTAACGTCGGCTTTATGATCAGTCATAGCTTTCTTCGTTTCAGATGAAATCTGATTGATGAGAAAGGTGATAACTAACGCGATGAAAGTCGTGGAAAGGAAAAATACTCGGTCTACCGCGAGACGTGGGATGTTACCGATGGCGAATCGAACAACATTGGGTATAATGACAGTAAACCATATGAGGTTTAAATGATAACTCTTGGATATAAGTGGTACGAGTGTTACGACGTATAGGAGTATCCAGTACGCGATGGCCGTAATCAAAATGTTTACCGGCGTCTTCATTTAAACTAAACTGAGATTATTTATCCTGAATGTGCTGACCACAAAATTCGGTTCTTTCGGGAATTTGTTCATAAATACCCAAATTAATACACATGTCCCGAAGTTCGATGTAATTTTCCCAAAATTGTGGAGAATGTTTGTATTCACTCACAGTACAATGTGCCAATTCGTGAATCAGAACGTGAAATATCTCATTCGGTTTACCATCTAGACATACAACTATTTCACCACCTTTGTTTGTATTGGAACCCACAGAACCCTGCATTCGTTTCATACCCGTGAGGGGTATAGTCCTGTGAAGCATGTGATACTTTTCGTTATTTGTTTCACGAAGGTGTTTCCTGAGGATGGTATATTTTTCCTTAACATCAACAAGTTCCTTTGGTTGCCTGGTATAATAAAGAACTACCAGATTGATTATCAATAATAGCGCGAATGTTCTCATCTCTTATATACAAATATAAATTTACTATAGAGTTCCGATATAGGATTTCCGGAGAGACCCTCCCAAAGTTCTAAACTAAATCCCAACTCTTCTAAATGTGTGATTAACAAGTCTCTGAAAGCCACCGGCTCTGATTTTGGTCCATCCGCATAATAAGGTGTATCAACTAGATTTACAAATAACTTTTCACCAAAACCACCGTTCCCGTGGTCTTTGAGTTTGAAAAAATTGCCTCTATCATCTATGAGAGGAGTTTTAAAAATTATTTTTTCAGAATCTGGAATGATACCCATGAGAATACCACCCGGTTTTATCCGTTTTCTTATTTCGTGTATTGAACTAAAGAATAAATTCCTCGTTGCAAATATATAATGTAAAGAAAAATTGAAACACACAACATCAAATTTTCTATTTGGGCAATTATGAATGTCACCCTCATAGAAATTGACTCGCATATGCATATTTTTAGCGCGGGAACGAGCTTCCGCGAGAGCCGATGGTTCGGGATCACACATGTTAATGTTCACCCCGCACTTCGCCCATTTTTGAAGGTCTCCACCGAAACCACATCCTACATCGAGAATATGTTCTCCTTCTTTTGAAACGGACTGGATAAGATTTCTCTTAGCGTCATTATGGTTCTTGCGAATTTCTTCCATGTCACCTTTATGGAATAATAACTGATATTTCTTTAGGTTTGAGTACCTCACTTAAGTGTCGGTTCCATAAATAATAGCTTAAAGTTTTAAGCCTATGTATAAATATAATGTCTCTCGAACAAGATTATACCACTGTACCTGGTCAAATCTATGCGTGTCTCTCTATTGTGGGTCCCGATGCACCCCAAAAGAATGACAAATTCGGTATCAAGATTCGTGGTGCTTTTGCCAACCGTGACGAGGCTGCCAATCACGCCAAGCGCCTCCAAAAGGAGGATCCCACGTTTGATATCTACGTCGTAGATATGTACAAGTGGCTTCTTATCCCCCCCGATTCTGCAAAGATTGAGGATGTTCATTATACGAACGAGAAGCTAGAGGAAATCATGTCTGGATACAAGGAGAACCAGGCTCAGGCTGCTCGTATGTTCCAGGAACGTAAGCAGGGTATGATGGATACAAAGACTGGATATACACCCGGTGATGAGAACTCGAAGTTTTACACCAAGCCCGATGAGGCACCAATTTCTCACCCTGCTGAGGTTCTTGAGCGACTTAAGAAGGAAAAACCTGGTACTTCGATGGAAGAGTTGGTTAAGGAGGCTGACGAAATTGTCAATGAAGAGATGAAGGAGCGACAGAGGAAGCGCGTGGAGGACGCCAAGTCGACTGAGGCGAAAGTAGAGGATACGAAGGAAGACGGTGAGCCAGAGGTTTCATCCGCGTAAATAATATTCATATACAATAAACAAAATGATTAGGATTATCATCACGATACTCCTAGTCGGAGCTTTCTTTATTTTGTTTTTTAAACCAAAATACGATTTAAAAAACAAAACAGTTTCTGAACCATCTACTACGAAAGGGTTCGTCGAAGATACATACAGGGGTCCCATTCTTTTTGGGCGAGATGGAATCCCCCCTAGATATGGTGACATAGGAACGTTTGTTGCTTACTCTGGTGTTCCAGAGGAACACTGGTTAAATGGATTTCCACAGGATCCGTCGACACCTGAAAGTTATGAAGATTCTGATACTAAACTATCAAGACGTATACGTGATTTAAGTAAATAGTTATGTATACCTGAGTATAACTGGCTGCATAGTCTTACCCATGAAAAATCCTAAAAGAAAAACAGCAAACGCGATTATCCACGTAGATTTATCAATGTTCGTGAATATATCGATTTTTGCATTTTGCTGAGGCGGGGGATGTGGATAATTCATTTCACTCGGATGGAAATAATACGGCTGGTCTTCAACCATATCCTGTTTTTCGTGTTCAATTTCCTGATTTAAAGGGTCCACAGTGGGGTTGTACTCAATAGGATTACCAATATCAGTTTCCATTTCTAATATAGAATTTGTTTTTTTTAAGCTGATTCTTCCTCACTCTCACTCTCATCATCTACCACGAAATCTTTGAGATTACCATTATCATCAGCGTCTTCGTCGTAATCATCATCACTACCTTCTTCTGAGTTATATTCATCTTCGGTA